CCGCATTGCCGACCTCGGGGGCCGAGCGGGACACGTGGCGGGGCTTGGGGGTGGCATCGCGGCGCTGTGCGGCCGTTGGCTTCTCGCGCGCCTGCTCTTCACGGCCAGCACGGTGGCGGCGGTAGGCGGCGACCTTTGGCCAGGCGCTTTTGACGTGCTCCTCGACCTGGGCGCGCCACTCAACAGGGCAGCGCTCCATCAGCCACTGACGGCGGTCGAGCGCCGTCTCGACCAATACGGCGGCAGCGTAGGCGCGGGGGCTGGTGAGAATGCTGGGGTCTAGAGTGTTCATGCCGCCATGGTCGGCGGCATCGGCATGTGGGGATTAGCGGACGGGTGTCAGTAACTCAGTTGAACAGGTCGGGCGTAGACGGGGCCGCCAGCTCTGGCAGGCGCTTGAGAATGCGCCAGACGTGCCGGTCGCTGAGCTTGTAGGTGCGGGCCAGCTCGGCGACAACGGTATTTGCACTGACACCCTCGCGCGTCGCTTGTTCAAACTGGCGATGAATCTCGGCATCGCGCAGCGCGATCAATGCGGCGTCGCACTTGGGTATGTAGATCGTCTCGCGCTCGCTGGCATAGCGCCCGAGCTTCTCGGCGGCTTCCTCGCCAACGATCTCGGCCAAAGCCGCCACACGGGCCTGACCATTGCGGCCGACACCTTGCGCAAAGAACCAGGACGTGCCACCCAGCTCGGCCACCAGCTTCATCGTGGCGGGCAGGCCGACGACCTCGGCAATGCGTTGCACGGTCGGCGGCAGCAGGTCGCGAGCCTGTTCCAGTTTCATAGCGTCCGCCCGTGGCGCTTGGCGTCTAGCGCCAACGCAGTAACGATGCCGCGCAGTTGGTCGGTGTCGCACCACTCCAGACGCTCGACCTGGTACATACGCTTGGCCAGGCTGTCGGCGTACTCCCAGGCGCGGCCGGCCTCAGCCAGTTGCGCCTCGATCTTGCCGACCAACTTAGCGCGCTCTGCTGCGGGCTTCGGCTTGGCGCGACCTGTCGATGCCTTGGGCTTGAAGCCGAGGCGCTCCAGCTCGACAAGCACGCGACCGATCTGGCGCGGGTTCAAGTCTTTGGACGACTCAACACCGGCAGTGCGCTTGAGGATCGCGCGGTATGTTTCATCGTCCAGGCCGAGCTGGCGGCGGGCGATCTGAATTTTCGTCTTACCTGTGCTCATACCGGGTTCCTCGGATTCATGGCGGCGCGGACTGCTAGCGGATCGAGGCGAACGGATGCCGCGACGAATCGAACCATCAGCGCAATCGTCTCCTCGATGTTCTGGCACCCACACTCGGCGCGGATGTGCTCTAGGTCGGCCATGGTTCCTGCACCAAAGACGCCCTTGAACTTGACGCCTTTAACCCGCGCCACCTGGTCGCGCTTGTTCTTGCGGTAACGGGCCGAGCGAGCGCGGCTCAATCGGCGTCTGCGGTCTTGTGTCGATTCATTCATTGCGGCTGCTCATCAGTACCGGGCCACCACGCCCGGCAGACCTTCGCCCCTGGTGGGGCTAGGTTTCGCTTAGTGGATTCGCTCGATGCTGGTGTTGTTGGCTAGCAGGTGCTTTTTCAGGCTGTTGAAGCTGTTCCAGGATGGGAGGTAGTAGGTGTAGACCTCTGCCGCAAGTTTGTTGGCCTCACGCTTTCCAAAGGCCTTGCGGTAAGCCTCCACCTTCTTGGCACTGTGCATGCGACGAGTGACTTTGCGCAGGAAACGCCGGCCTTCTTCGTGCTTCGCTTCGCCTTTCTCGTCGGCTGAGCACCAGGCTCCCTTAAAGACTCCGTCGACATAGACGGAGGTAGCCCATTTGCGGCCTTTGGAATCGACCTCCTGAGAAAGCGCCACCTCGAACTGGTCGCACTTCAATTTCATGTACCCGTATGGGCTGGCCATCTGCTGTTTCAGATCGTCCCAGTCTTGTTGCTGCATAGATTCCTCGGCTGCTCGTCAGTACCCAGCCACCACGCTGGGCAGACCGCCCCGGCCAACCGGAGCGGTTTCGCTTAGTGGATGGTGTTCAGTACCTGATTCCGGTAGCAGACTGGCAGTTTGTCGATCCAGGCCTCTTGTACCGCCAGCCTGTAAAGGGTGTTTGCCAACTGCCCGGACTTGCTGTTGCGCGCGGCTTCGCGCAGATCGAGCGTCAAGCACACTTCGCCGTCTTTCTCTTCCAGGGTGAATGTCACTTTGTTGGTCATGCCTAAGCCCCCAGCGCCCGAAAGCCCGGCACTTCAAGTGTGCCCAGCACCTGGATGTATCGGGCGATGGCGCCCAGGTTTGCGCGGGTATCGCCATTAGGCTCCACGCCAGGAACCTGGTTGACGGTGCATCCATCGCTGGTCTTGGCGATGGTTTCGATCACCGCATCAAACTCCCCAACGGCAAGGGCGAATTGCCCCTCGCTGGGTTGCTCGTCGGTGATCCTGATTGCCCCGCTGATGTCGCAGACTGCATAGAACTTGGTCATTTCAAGCCCCCTCAGGAGTGATTCGCCATTTGCTGTGTATGTGACCGTCTGCCTTGAACGGCACGCGCTCGACAGTGCTAGAACGATCTGGAAACAGCTTCTTGGCGAGCTGTTGAACTGCGTACTCGTCGCTGTGAGTGCAGGAGACTTTCTTGCCGCGAATGGAACTGGTCACGTACCCGGCAATGCCGTTGACCCGCACTGCAACCTCGGTCGGCACGACTGGAACCACCGACCGCACCAGGTGACTGATGCAACCCGCGCGGCCATGGTGGCGGTATTCGATAACGCTGCCCGCCTTGAGCTTGGCCAGGTTGGTCACTTTCAACCCCTTCCAGACGTCGGCCTGAAAAGGGCGTGAGTCGATCACCACACCCTCGGCGTCAACCACCCAGTGAAGGAAGTCCTGGCCGTTGTCTGTGAACTCGACAATGGAAGTGCTCATATCAGTGCACCCCCGGCGCCGGTTGCAGGGGCTGCTCCGCAGGCAGCGCAATCGCAGCCAGGTCGAGCGGGATCGGGCGATACATGTCGCTGTCACCAATGCGCTCGTAGAAACGCAGGTACTCCTTGGAGCTGGTCACCTGGCACGCCTCGCCAATGGCCTTCATTGCCTTCTGCCAGCGCTCGTCTGCGATCTCCAGGCGGCGCAGAGCCAGCACGCGGGCAGTGCGGATTTCGCCCTTGGTGTCTGTACGGAAGGCGTCATTGACCAGCGTGACCACTTCCGGCCGGGCGCCCTCCGTCCACTCGGCCAAACATTCATCGATCAGTGAGCGGGCAGCCTGCAGACGCTCGTCGAAGCTGATGGAGTCCTGCACGGCAATCTGTAGCTTGTAGCTGCCGTCGAAGCTGAGCAGGGTGACGTTGCCTTTCTTGCCGCCGAGCTTGGCGCCGTACTCTTCGAAACTCATCTCGATAAAGGCGCGCACGTCACCAAAGGCCGAGGCCTTGAAGTCCGCCAGCAGGCTGTTCAGCTCACTGGCACGGTCTATCAGGTGGCGCACTAGCCGGTCACGCTCGACGTCGATGGGCTTGATCATGCTCTCAGGGATCAGGCGACCCTGTGCGTCTTGCCGGTAGCCTGCGGGAATGGTCTGTTGTGCGGTCATGTTCGGTTCCTCAGTGGAAGGTCTTTTTTTGAAGGTCGAGGTAGCTGATGGGGCGGCGCCATTCGAGGGTTACCCCCTCAAAAAGCACGGTGTAACGCGTGCTCCCGGCAGAGCGGTGAGCCTGATAGCCGCCGTCAGTCAGGCGCTTTTCGAGTAGGCGCTCGCCATCTTCCGGGCCTATCTCCAAGCGGTTTTCGGTCGGCAGGATTTGCAGCAGTCGCACACCCATGCCCTGTAGGTGGCGAGCTGCTGCGTTGAAGTCGCGCAGGCTGGTTGCCAGCGCAGTTGTCAGGACTTTCAGCGGGCGCGGCTCAGTGGCTGCCATGGCGTTGCTCCTTTGCTGCACAGCGAGGGTTCTGCGGGCAGTGCTGGCAGGCACGCCAGTGCTGCATCGCATGCGGGTTATGTGTCGGTGCTGGTTTATCGCGGTTTGTTTGGCACTGCTCGGCCGTGATCACCTCGCCCAGCACCACGCAATCAATGCGGCCGAGGGTGTCCATCACACGGCGCTCAACATGCTCAGTGCTTGGTGACGGGTAGCGGTTCTGCAACAGCAGGGTTACGGCTGTGCGGCTCATACCGATGCGGCCGGCCGCCTTGGTGCGGTTGCTGTTCTCGACCTCACGGGCCAGCAGGCTGACGAACAGCGGCGGCTGTTCGCCCCAGGCCGAAAGGTCTACGCGGGCGGCCTGGTTCATTCGTCGCCCTCCGGCTCGGGCTGGCGGTAAACGACCTTGCCCAGGTTCGGATCGAACACTTGGCCGATACGCTGAATCATTGGCGGGCGCGGGCCGCTGTAGCGCTGGGGAATGAGGCGGTAACGAGCCGGCTTGCCCGGCGCGCCCTTGCTCACGATCTGGACATAGCCGGCATGCACCAGCCACTGGAGGTAGCGCATGGCTGTGCTACGCGTGGTCGGCGTTGCAATCGAGGCCTGATTAGCCAGCTCCTGCGCATCCAACTCGCCCAGGATTCGCAGCGTTCGCCACATAGCCTCTGTGCCTGTACCTGCCGTGCTCGCCTTGCCGTCGCGGGTGACTGCTGGGGCTTCGGCGCCGACATCATTGGTAAGGGTGAGGGTCTGCTCTTCAAAGCGCCCGTCTGTGCGTCCGCCGCCGATCACCGTCACATAGCCACCCTTCATCAGCCCCTGGAGATAGGTGCGGACAGTGGCGTGATCGACCCTGGCCTTTCTTGCGACCTGGGCGCTGGTGAAGCTCTCGGCCGCAGAGCGGATGGCTTCCCACACGCGTTGCCGGTTGTTTTTCCCGCCACGCATTTCCAGGTGAATCGCTTTGCGTCCGGTTGCCATCAAGCAACCCTCCGCGCAGGAGCTGCGCCAGTGAACCAGCCGCGCTTGCCCCAGGTAGTCAAGTCGACTTCCTCCAGGCCGGACGCGGTGGCCTCGCTGTTCACGCGGTGCAGGTTGACCGCTACCCGGCGCAGGCAGCCTTTAACGTGGTGGTTCAGGTCTTGCAGCAGGTCATCTGCCAGGCGCAGGTTCGGGTAACTGGCGTCGGCCAGGCGCTTGACGTCCGTCAGGTTGGCAGCCTGGGCGGGCACCCACTCCAGCACACGGTTATGCAGGCGCTCCAGCTTGGCCAGGCTGGTGGCTACCTTCTCTTCACCGATCAGGATGATGGTTCCCTGGCTGGCGTTGTAGAGGTCGGTCAGGACGTTGGCCGCGCTCTTGTCCAGGAGGTATTGCACGTCATCGACGATCAGCGGCCGGCCGCTCAGGCTGAGCTGCTCGGCGATCTGGTCAACCATCTCGCTGATGTTGCGGGCGGGGGTGATCGCCATATCGCGCAGGATGGCGAGTAGAAACGCCTTCTTAGTCCAGCTATCACGGCACTCGACGTAGTAAGCGCGGTGCTGGTTTGCCGCACAGGCGGCGGCAACGGACTTACCGAAGCCGCTCGGCCCGAACATGACGACTAGGCCGGGCAGTCCGAGCGGGCGTTGCAGGGCGCGGTCAATGGCGCTGGCCAGGAGGCCGACGTTGGTCAAAGGAACGATCTTGGAAACGCTCATAGGTGTTACTCCCCAGGTCAAGCGCGGGCCGTTGCCGGCTCCGCGAATTGGTCATACATGCGTTGAATCGAGGCGAAGTCCGGGTGGGCCGGGTAGCGCTTGTGCCAGCGGGCTTCGTCATCGGTGAGGGTTGCGCCAGCGAGGTGGCGTTCGTTGAGGCTCTGCCAAAGGTCGTAGCGGGCCATCGGGTCGCCCGGCACGGTGAACGCGGCGGCCTGGGCATCTAGAGCCAGGGCGGCGTATTGCTGGGCGGTGGCCAACTGAGCCGGCTCCAGGTTGGCGCTTGGTGCGGTAGTCGGTACGAGCAGCTCGACACGCTTGCCGGTCACGGTTTCCAGCTTGTCGATTGCGCGCTTCATCTGGCCGTGTTCGCGGCGCTCGTAGGCCTGCTCGATCATGGTTTTCGGCATGTAGTCGCTGGCGTTGCCATCGAGCAGCGCCTCGCCGAGCAGGTGACCTTCCAGGGTGCGCACCCAAACGCGGGATGCATCGCGCACGTCGTAGGCCACGCGCACCTCTTCGCCGTGTAGGTCGCGCAAGCTGTCGAGGAAGTAGCGCTGGCCGGCCCAGGCGATTTCGCCACGGCGGGTTGGGCGGATCACTTGCGGGCGCATCAGGTCATCGACCAGCTCGGCCGGCGCCAGCATGGGTTCCCAGCCGCTGTCGATGGCGGCCTGCCAGGCTTCGTTCGGGCTCATGTGGCGCATGCGTCCCGTCTGCGGGTCGCGGATTTTCGCCAGGCCACGGTGGGGGCGATTGTTGTAGGCCTCTAGCTCGAACTCGACGCCCGCGATGAACTCGGCAAAGGTCGGGATCAGTGCGGTGGTGCCGACCTCGCGCAACTGCTTGCGGCTGATCCTGTGCACCGCAGTGCCCGCGTGCTTGTCCATGGCGGCGCCGATGTAGCTCGGCAGCTTCTTGGCAGCCGTCACCCAAATGGACTGGTGGGCACGCTCGATCAAGCCACGCGCCTGGCTGTTGTAGGGCAGCGCATGGGTCATGGTGCCGCCGAGACGGTCGACGATTTCGCGTACGGTGTCGTTGGCAAAGCCCGAACCGTTGTCGACGTAGAACACGGCGAACATACCGCCACGTTTCACGGCATCACGCAGGGCATCGACAACGCCGACTGTCGACTCGGCTTCGCCAATGGAATAGCCCAGGGCGCGGCGTGTGCCCACGTCGAGTACGGTGGTAGTTTCCGGGCGGTACGGTTTGCCGGTGCGCGGGTTCAGTACCTCGGCATCGAACTTGTGACCGTCCGCCGTGTAGACGTCGCCGGGCATGATGCTGCGGGTGTCGCGGCGCTTAAAGGGCTGTAACGCTTTCAGCTCCTGCGGGCTACGGCGGCCACGCTCGCGGGCCTCCGCGCTGAGCTTTTTCAGGAAACGGCGCACTTGATGAATGCTCGGGCGGTCGCCTGTGCATTTCGCGGCATATTCGGCATAGGCCGACTCGACGCTGGGCTTGGTAGGCCGCTGGAAATGGCGCAGGAAGTCGGGCGCCCAAGCAGGCACGCTCATGTCAGCCTGACGGCGCACAGGCGCCAAGCCGGCTTCGCCGTCGCGGCGGTAGTCGGACAGCCAGCGCTTGAGGGTACGTTCGCTAAGGCTGCGGTCGGCCGTCTTGCGGTCGTTAGCGCGGACAACGCGCTCGGCCAGGTACGGCGGTAGGTCACCATCGCGGGCCAGGCCGACCAGGGTCATGACTGCGCGCTGCTGGGATACGCCCTTGCTCATGCGCTCGATTTCGCGCACGAACGACAGGCGGGCCTGCATGACGGAGCGTTGCGAATCGCTAAAGCGTGACGCCGAAAGCACGTCACGCTCACACGGTTTTTGCTCCTGCACCGGTTCCGGTTGCGGCTCTTCCTGGCCAACCATGCGTGCCAACAAGGCAGCCTGTGTCTCGGGCGGAAGCCACCCGAACGGGTACTCGATGGCTTTGGAGCCGAGGCGGCGTTGGCCTTCCCAGCCCTCGCGCTCAGCATGTTTACGCACGCCGCGTTCGGTGCTGGGCATGCCGTCCAGGCCTGCCAGCTCGGCAGAGGTAAACCACTTACGCATTGGGCACCTCGCCGCTCACAAGGAATGTGCCCAGGTTCAGTGCGGCACTACGGAGCCAATCCTCGGCATCGCGGAAAGTGCCTGTCTCGGCGTCGTTGTGCCCGGCTGCGCTTTCAGCAACGCAGCAGTCATAGAACTCTTTGGCGTGGCGCAGATCGTCCAGAAGGTTTTGCGGGATGCTGGTCATTTCCGCACCCCCATGAGTTTCTCCAGGTGACGGGCGCGGCGGGTGAAGTCGGCGGCCTGGCGCTTCAAACGCCCCAGCTCGGCATCGAGCGCTTCTGTGCCATAAGAGGCGCGACCGCCACGCTGCTCGACCAGCCAATCTGTCAGGTCGTGGCTGTCGCAGCTCTGCTCCAGGAGCGGGACGCGGTAGAAGGGGATGTTGTGATCCTGGCGGGCCGGGCTCGCCCAGGCGTCGAGCATGTATTTGCTCACGTCATCGCCGGACAAGCGCGACATATGCGCGGCAAGCTCGCGACGATCCTGACCCTTGAGAAGTAGCCCAACCATCAGGCTCACCTCTGCGGCGTAGTTGCCCTCGCCGGGTACTGCCAGCTTCGGCTGGGGAACATCGAAGATGTCTAGCGTGCGGTCATCTTTTCCGTGACGCATGTTCAAGCCTCCGTTCCTGTTTTACGGTGCCCAAGGTCATGAGCTGGGTTATGCTTTCGCAATTGCGGCCCCACAGATTCCGCGCGGTTCGGCCGCTGGCGATGAGGCGATCCGTCCTCGTTCCAGCGCTCCGGCCAGAGCTGAATCGGTTTCAGCCCGAGAACCTTGGCGATGGCACGTTCGACGCTTGGGTATGGCTGGCGCTTGGCGTTCTTCACAGCCTGGGCACTGAGCCCTAGCGAGCGAGCCACGATGGCGAGGGAGGAACCCGCCGCGCGGAGCTGGAACTTGATCCACTCCCAGCGGAGGGCGGGGTCTTTTGGAATGTCGGTAATGTTCATGCCCTTGTCCTAATTACGCCACTTTCGAGTGGCTTTTTTGGGACGTCTAACCTGTCCTTGGGCATAAACATAACGCAAATACGGGAGCGATCAAAGCCCGTTTTTGCGGTTCCGATTCCCGTTTGTGCGACTTCATGGAAGATTTTTAGATAAATCTGCGAGAAATCAATGAGTTACGAAGAATCGGAACCAAACAAAGAAGACGCAAATTCAGTTCCTTTTCCTCGCGCAGGAATCGGAACACGCATTGAAGCGATAGCTGACCTGTTCGATTCCCGTAAACAGGCTGCATCGACCGCTGGAGTAGCTGTCTCAACCTTGCAACGGTGGCTGGCAGAGGAAGGCATGCCAGCCTTCGACTCACTGGCTCGCCTCGCTATGGCAAAGGGCGCGTCACTGGATTGGATCGCTACCGGTGAAGGGGACATGTACGGCCGGTACGAGACAAGGCCTGCCGAGCCTGCTGAGCCGGAAGAGGACAAGTACGCCTATATCCCGCTCTACGATGCGCGTTGCAGCTCGGGACATGGTTCATGGAACGAGCGCGCGCGCGTGCTCACGCATCTAGCGTTTACGCGCTACTCGCTGCGCAAGAAGGGGCTTAACCCCGCCACTCTGTCGTGTCTACGCAATGACGGGGATTCGATGCTGGGGCTGCTGGATGACGACGATACGGTGATGATTGACGAGAGCCGCAACACCCTTGAGGCCGAGGGTGTCTATGTGCTCATGCTGGATGACCATCTATACGCCAAGCGGCTCCAACGCCAGTTTGATGGGGCTATACAGATCATTAGCGAGAACAAGGCTTACCAGCCGATGACCGTCCCCAAGGAGCGCCTGGGTGAACTCCAGATCATCGGCCGCGCGGTGTGGGCTGGCGGCTGGCTGATCTGACATCGGCTATGCCAAATGGGCTGCAAAACAAGGGCTATCAGGGTCGCCCGACCCGTTCCGACCTTCGCAGCCCTTTGGCATAGGCCCGGCTTTTGGCATTGCGCCCAAACCCGCGCCGCGCCTGGCTGTCCCGGATCAACCCATCTCATCCCAGGTAGTCCCGCACCCAATCGGCCCTATGCCAAACCTATAACCCCCTCACAAATTCCATTGCGCAGAAGGAAATGCACATGAGATTTAGATCATTCGTCATTGGCGGATTAGTGATGATGTTGTCTGGCTGTGAAGCAGTAATGTTTGCCAATGTACTTGTGGGCTGCGCTACCAGACCACCCCCCAAATTAGTACCTACAGAACTTCCAACAGCCAGAGCGGGAGCACCTTATAGCGTTCGGATTGATGTGATCGACGCAAGCACGCCCATCAGCAGACTGTTGGTGGCTCCAGCCAACCCTCTGCCTGAAGGACTAGTCTTGAGCCATGAAACAAGAGAAAAGCATGGTGTCATCCACGGGACACCGACCAAGACCGGCACATATGACGTGCTGGTATACGGGAGCACCTTCGGCACCCAATGCACAGGGCAAGCCGTAGAACGGCTTTATAAACTCGAAGTGAAGCAATAGCGGTAGGCCCAAACTATAAAGCCGAGACTGAACCTGATTAGACAGTGAGCCGAATAGCCGGCATTATCGGCTCACTGAATGAGCCGAATAGGCTCGCTAATCGGCTCATCGATACTCCTCATGAACGACCCGCTCTGGATCTGGCAGCAGCCCGACTGGCCACACTTCAGCTGGCAAGCCGAAGCACTTGCACCGCTGCTGCGCGCTTGCGCTCAGGCCCAGGGGCGTTTGCTGGGGATGCTTGGCGCGGTGGGCAGTGACACCGAAGTGCAGAGCAGCCTGGATGCCATGCTGCAAAACATCGTCACCTCTTCAGCCATCGAGGGCGAACAGCTGAATGTTGGTTCGGTGCGCTCGTCGTTGGCGCGGCGCCTGGGATTGAATGAAGAAGGCCGCACCACGTCGCGCTCCGAAGGCCTGGCGGAACTACTGCTAGATGCCACCCGTGCGCACCAACAACCGCTGGACGAACAGCGACTCTACACCTGGCATCGTTGGCTATTCCCCAGCGATGACCAACTGCTGGCTAGACCGTTACACATCGGCGCACTGCGTGGCGAAGAGCCCATGCAGGTGGTTTCCGGCCGAATCGACCGCCCGACTATCCATTTCGAAGCCCCTCCCCGCACAGGGCTGGAAGCGCAACTGGCAGACTTTCTCGCCTGGTTCGAGAGCAGCCGCAGCGATGCCAGCCTCGATCCCTTTCTGCGCGCCGGTATCGCCCATTTCTGGTTCGTGACCCTGCATCCCTTCGATGACGGCAACGGCCGCCTCACCCGCGCTATCACTGACCTTGCATTGGCTCAGGGCGAGCAGCAGGCCATCCGCTTTTACGCCATGTCGGCGAGCATCCTCGACGACCGCGCCGGTTACTACCGCATCCTCGAAGCCAGTCAGAAGGGTGGGCTGGATATCACCAACTGGCTGCAGTGGTTTCTCGCAACCTTGCTCAACAGCCTGGAGCAGGCGCTTGCTCGGATTGATCGTGTACTGGTCAAAGCGCGCTTCTGGCAGGCCCACCGCAACCAAACGCTATCGGCGGAGCAGGTCAAAGTGCTTAACCGCCTGCTCGATGGCGGCGAACAGGGTTTCGAGGACGGCATCAGCGCGTCGCAATACCAGGCCGTGGCCAAAGTCTCCAAAGCCACCGCGACTCGTCACCTGAGCGACCTGCTGGAAAAGGGCTGCATCGAGCGGCTGCCCGGTGGTGGGCGCAGTACGCGTTACCAGATAGCACGCTGAGCACCTGAGCCAAGCGTGTCAGCCCCTTGGTGCGTCATCGCACCATAGGACAATGGTCGCGATCCCCTTGAGCCATTGGAAGCAATTAGCCATTATCCGGATCAGTGCCAGGCAATTGGATTTCGGCACGCCTGCTCGCTCGAACCACGAGCGCCACTTAAGCAGCTTTGCTCACGGAAGAAAATATGGACGTCGGCCTCATTCTTCGCCCGCTTATCGACAGCCTGTTCTGGCTGGTTCCAGCGATATTACTGATCAGCTTGCTTAAATCGCCCTGGGCCAAGGGGCAGATCGGTGAACTGCTGGTGCGCCTGTTCGCCCATTGGCGGCTGGACAAGCAAACCTACCGCCGCCTGCACAACGTCACCCTGAACACGCAGGACGGCACCACGCAGATCGACCACGTTTTCCTCTCGCCCTACGGCATCTTCGCGCTCGAAACGAAGAGCATGAGCGGCTGGATCTTCGGCAGTGAAAAGCAGGCGCAGTGGACGCAGAAGCTCTACAAACGCACCTTCAAATTCCAGAACCCGCTGCGGCAGAACTACAAACACCTCAAAGCGCTGGAAGCCACCCTCGGCGTCAAGCCCGAGCACCTGCATTCGGTCATCACATTCGTGGGCGGCAGCACCTTCAAAACCGAAGTACCGGCCAACGTCACTCAAGGCATCGGCTTTATCCGCTATATCCAGTCATTCCAGCAGCAGGTATTCAGCGAGGCTGAAGTCGACGCCATGCTGCATGCCCTGCAAACCGGCCGCCGCGCGCCGACCCTCGCCACACATCGCGAGCATGTGCAGAACCTTAAGCGCCGTAGCGATCCGACAGCCGAGCGGCAATGCTCGAAATGCGGCAGTGCGCTGCTGATTCGCACCGTGAAATCAGGGGCGAAAGCGGGGCAGCAGTTTTGGGGATGTTCGGCGTTTCCCAAATGTCGATCCATGCAAAGCCTTTGAGAAAAAGTATCAGGAGAGCTCCACGGTGATCCCCACAATCAAAAAAATAAAAACCGCTATATACACCTTTACATCTACGTTTGTCGGCTGCTGGGCTGGAACGCTGTATGCCATGCAAGTTTCTCTATCCAGCATGGATTCAGTAAAAATAGAAACCCGTGAAGACCAAATATCAACTATTAGATCAACATTAAACAACATAGAAGATGTACTTTATCTAATCCCGATACTCCTACTAACATCAGGAGCATTACACATCACTCACCTTCTTTTAATAGGCAGAAGTCGCACACTCAGCAGAGAGAACAAAGCCCTCTACCTCAAAGATGAAAGACTAAACTTTATTTCATGGATCACATTCACGCTAGCGGGGGCAGCGCTATCTTCTTACTTCTCTGCAAGCTCAATAAATGTAGAGCTAATAAAACAAGCATCCATGACAGGCATATTTTTTATATGCGCCATCATCGCTGCAGCACTCACATATGGACAGTATTTCGTCGACTTAGCAAGCGCTAAAAAACAAGCAACTCAACCTAGTAAAAATAACTGAAATACTTGTCATGCCCCCTGCGCCTGGAGTCGCAATGTCCGTCCCAACCTACGACCAGTTTATTGAGCCGATCCTGCGCTACTTGGCCGCCACGCCAGAAGGCGCGACAGCACGTGACGCCCATGAAGCAGCTGCTGATGCGCTGAACCTGTCGGAAGCACAGCGCCAAGAGCTGATTGCCAGCGGCCAGGCCACGTACAAGAACCGAGCAGGCTGGGCCCATGACCGCCTCAAACGCGCTGGCCTGTCCAGCAGTGCCAAGCGTGGGTATTGGAAGCTGACCGACGCAGGCATTACCTATGCCGCACAGCACCCCGCCCCTCTGACGGCGGATAAGGTCGAGCAGCTTGCCATCGGCTTTATGGACGTGAAACTCAAGAGCCTGACCGACGCTATCCCCCTCGATGGGCAAGAACGGCCTGTACCGGCACTCATCTCAGCCACTGTTAGCCCTGACGACCGCCTGGAACAGGCTCTACGTGAGCTACGCGAGGCAACGGCTGCAGACCTACTAGATAACCTTCTGCAAGTCAGCCCCAACCGCTTTGAAGTCATCGTGCTGGATGTGCTGCACAGCCTTGGCTACGGCGCTAGCCGCAACGATCTGCAGCGCGTCGGCGGCAGCGGTGATGGCGGTATCGACGGAGTGATATCTCTCGACAAACTCGGCCTGGAAAAAGTCTACGTCCAGGCCAAACGCTGGCAGGGAACAGTAGGCAGGCCAGAGCTGCAGGCCTTCTATGGCGCTCTTGCAGGGCAAAAGGCAAAGCGTGGCGTATTTATTACCACCTCAGGCTTCACCGCACAGGCAATCGACTTCTCCCGCTCCGTAGAAGGCATGGTGCTGGTTGATGGCAGTCGGCTGGTCAATCTGATGATGGATCACGAGGTAGGTGTGACTTCACGCTTACTCAAGCTACCGAAGCTGGATAGTGACTACTTCGATGAAGCATGACTATGGCCGTAGCCAAATCAAACAACTCCTCTGCAACGCTTTAAGCCAGAATTAAAAATATGAAAGTATATTATCAAACCGGAAGCTCTTGGAATAGACCGCCAAGCAGACCAAAGTCAGAGCAAAATATCCTAACACTTTCATATAACAACTGGGATGACTTTGGCTCAAAGACAACACTGAACGCCGCTCTATTTTTTGAAGGCGAAAAATTACTCGAATTTTCATTAAAAACCTTGCTCAGCGACTCAAATTTTACAGCACAGCATCTAAATGAAAAAATATCGAACGGCTGGGATGGCTACTTCCCCATACCAGGAAGCGACTATATTTCAGTACCTAGCGATATAGACTTATACTCAGCCTTGATCGGAAAAATAGGAATCAAATCAACCATAAAAGTAATGGAATCAATCCGTGACGCCGGATACCTAAAGAACATTAAGCATGATAAAAAAGCCATAAAGCTAATTGAGAAAGATGAATTCAAAAACTCATTACTAAGAGAAGCTGGCGCAAGAAAATCATATAGCGACGGATGGCTGATCTTTGACCATGGCAGAAACTCTGCGATAGAGAATTTCTCTCTTAACCTAGAAAAGCGTAATGGCGGCTCACAGAAGGTCTCATTCGAGTTCAACTCAAAACTACTTCCATACGACATAAATGTTTTAATTGGCCCGAATGGGGTCGGAAAATCCCACTGTTTAAAATCCTTAGTTGAATACTGGCTTGGTGTAGACAAAGGAAGTAAGAAAGAGCTCGACAAAACCGGCCATGAGCCGTTCGATGAGACACCAAACATTTCCCGTTTGATACTTGTATCGTACAGCCCATTCGAGGAGTACACACTTGATCTTTCAGATACCAACCTATTAGACAAAACTGCCTACAAATATTTTGGATTCAGACAAAACATAGAGCGAGACGGAGAGTCGCGAATAGGCATCAGTAGGAATTTACCGGCTAGTGATTCAGCGCACTCACTACTTAAGGCCTTTGCTGACGACGAAAAATTTAGCTTCATGCCAAACTGGATTGGCAAGGTAAACATTATAAATAGTGTATTGCAAGCAGCCATTGGGTATGACGAACTAGCACTTATGCTAACTGACGAAGTCGATAACGACGATCCTTTCTTACCAGACTGCTTTCGAACGATAAATGACTATGATTACCTAATAGTAAACCAGGAAAATTATGACGCGCTTGAATTTTTCGACTTCTCTAACTCTATAAACTACCAAGCTGGCGTTACCTTTATAAAAAACGGCATTCCTGTCGAGCTTAGTTCCGGGCAACGGCTATTTTGCTACATTGTAATTAATGTGGCCGGAGAAATTAAAAGGGATAGCCTTGTAATAATTGATGAGCCAGAGCTATTTCTTCATCCAACCCTAGAAATTGAATTCATTTCCTTGCTGAAAAAAGTTCTCTCTGCATTCAGTTCAAAAGCTATCCTAGCGACGCACTCACTCGCAATAGCTAGAGAAATACCAACCAGATGCGTCCATGTTTTCCGAGAGCTTGAAGATGGGCTTGACGTTGTCAATCCTCCCTTCGAAACATTCGGAGGTGATATGCAACGTATATCAACTTACGTTTTCGGTGACGATTCAATATCCAAGCCATTTGACGAATGGTTAGAGACGAAACTAACCGAATATGGCAGTGCGAATTCCTTGATATCAGCGCTAGGACGAGAAATTAATGAGGAAATAATAATAAAACTTCTAAATTCGGAGATTGGTAGTGGTCGCTAATATACCCCCTCCCAAGGATGACTCCATAGAAGTTTTCTTGAGAATCTTGGATGAGCGCAAGCGGCACCTAGACTTCTACCAACGCATAAAAAACGATTGGCAGAAGAGCATTGAAATATACATTAAACACAAAGGCAATCCAGAAAAAATAGCCGCTTTAGACTTACTACTTTATACGAAAGATGAAGATGAGGCCGAAGATAGAAAGAAATCACTCATAGGCCTCTATAGCCCACAACAAGGAAAAACCCCGCACGAGATACTATCTAAAATGCGTAGAGAACATGGACTTATCTGCTGCCCGTCTTGTGGAGAAGCAGGTATTCCAGGGACGCTAGACCACTACCTCCCTAAAGATGAATTTCCTGAACTTTCTGTACTACTGCTAAACCTCACCCCCATGTGTTTCGAATGCCAACAAGCTAAAGGGACACAATACAAAACTAACAACGGCTCAAAAAAGTACATCCATCCGTATTTTGATGAAGTCACTACACCATTATACAAAATTACTTTTCAACCCCCATATAACAGCCCGAAGTTCTCGATAGTCATGAATGACGATATAGAGCCAGATCTACTAAAACTCGCAAATGAACACGCTATCGGGATCGACCTTACCCTAAGACTCAAAAAATTCTGTAATACAAAGTATGTGCACTTACTGAAGTCTGCCAAAAGGCATCGAGACAAAGGAGGGCGCGTAGGTCTGGGCGAAATTATTGAAATACTATTACAGAGCGAAGAAGACAAATCAATAAACTGCTGGGAAGCTGTTTTCTATCGATCTGCGCTTGCAGACAAAGATCTCATTGACTATTTAGAGAACGGCGATCTCCCAGACAATCTTTAACTAACATAAATACCAATGAAATTTACCGCCGGGCTAAAGGAGCCTGAGGCTCCCCCTCAAACCTTCTCAAGATGCTAAACCTGCTTTGCTCGTGCGGGTCACTTTGTGAATTCCATTTGCTGCACGTCTGTCATCAATTAAACACTTCGTGGATTTCATCCAGCGTGGGCATTCTTGCAGGCACAACCGCAAGCTCACAGTCCAAGGCACCCAGGACTCGTGCCTAGGCCATCATGCCCACCTAGAGGTCACCCTTCTCGATAGCGATAACCTTTTGCCGGGTGATAGAGGCCAGGGAGGCAAGCGCAGCCTGAGTCAGCCCGCGATTTAGGCGGCGCAGGCGGACCTCGTCGCCAAGGCGTGTTGCGATAAGGGCATAGTCCATGTTTGGTATACGTCACAAGTCAGAGTGGATGTAACGTATACACGACCATTTCAATGGGCGAAGCAAATACGCTGCTCAAGCCCAAGAAACGACACTACTCGGCCATATAGCGATTTACCACCAATCGCAATTCGCGACTGCGTTGGCGATAGGTTTCAACTCTTGATCCGCAACACAATCAACAGCATCTGCGCAGTCATCGTCCGATGGAAAAGCAAAACCTGACCGTTTCACGGTACAAAAAACAGTACACTGGCGGTACAGTGCCCAGCTTTTGCAGGTTACGCTAAACTACGCTTAACCCGCTCTACGACGCTACTTTCAGCTAACTGTACCTGCCCTAAGCTACGCACGATTTCACCGGGCTTGCAGCGTTTCTAGGCAACTCATAATCCTTTGATCCACAGCCAAAGCCTCAAAGCGGGCTGATCTGTCCGCACTCCGGGGCCGTTTCTCCGGTTGTCAGCCACAGTGCGTACTTTTTAAAGCGCGGGTGGTTAGCGACCTTGAGGAACGGAGCCAGCCCCATGTCCGTGATTGAGGCTTCGTATTTCTTCCAGCTGCTCAAGCTGATATCGACTTCCCGGCAAAAATCTTCCTGGGTCAGGTTTTCCTTGGCTCGTATCGCCTTCATTTTTGCCGGCAAATCCAATTTAACCCCCTTGACAGGTACCAATCTTGGAACCATCATTAGTTCCAAGATTGGAACCTTATAAATCTGAGTTCTGGCAGGGTATCAAAAGCCGTTCGCCCTAGACACGCTATGCGTGTGCATTCCCCTGCCCGCATGCTCGAACCCACCTGCCATTATCGACTGACAGCCGGGAGGCCTTATGGAAGACGCCTACATCCCCATCTTGCTGATGCGGCATAACCGCCCGCTACGCGGCGTGATGATCGACCGCCAGCCGTGGGTCTGTGCCCGGGAGTTTGCGCGCTTGCTGGGCCATCGCCATCCGGAGCGGATCTGTCGGCTGATGGATGCCGATCAGGTGCGGGTGGTGCACTTCCAACTGGCCAGCGGGGAGTTGGAGGCGGTGGAGGTGCTCAGTGAGTCGGGCATGTACAGGGCATTGTGGCGCTTCTCGCATCCGGAGAACCGTCATCTGCGTCGTTGGCTTAGTCATGTTGCTTTGCCGGCGCTGCGCGACAGTGAGGCGGAAGCAGCTCATGAGCCGTCGCGCTGCCTGATGGCCTGGGATAACCAGCAGGTCAGTTTGCTGGAGTGGCAGGGTGAGTTGTGGATCGCCCTGGACGAGTTGCCGCGCTTCCATCGGCAGGTTCAGCCAGCGCCGCGCAAACCATGCTCGTGGTTGGCGCGCTGGTGGCAAGGGGCTCTCCGAGCTGGGGCAACGCGTTGA